TACCTCCGTCATATTTTTTAAGATAACCTGCTAGTGCTCTTAACTCTAAACCATCAGCATCACAACCAACCAATACACAACCTTTACTAGCTCTAAACAAACTACGACAATCAACACCGTACGGACTGTATGATGCAGGAACTTGTGCCACATTAGGACTACTATGAGTGCACCTACCAGTGACTGCCCCATTAGTATTAACAGATCCGTATATCCTACCATTTCGTTCAAGTTTAAGCCAAGCATTGTTTCCCTCCGCTAATTGTGAGATACGTTTAGAAATTAAGAAATGTTCTTTTAACTCTTGACAATTAGGTAACTGTAACCTCCCTAACACAGCTTCATCTATCTTAGGTTTACCACCAGCTGTAAATTCTGTGGGCTTCCACCCTTGCTTCATCAAACACCTAGAAATATGATCCCTGGAATTAGGATTAAATTCTACTCGTTTAATCTTGTTGTAAACAGCTCCTTTACTAGTACCACGTTTTTTATTACTAACTTTAGGAGTTACTTCACCTTCAGAAACAAACCAAGTACCATAGGTTTTTCTAAGGGCATCACCTAGTTCCTCTTGTCTTTTAAGTAGACGGACATAAAGTTCCTTTCCTTTTTCTACATCAAAAGCATACCCATGCTCTGTCTGCCTTTGTATAATCTGTGCAAACTTATGTTCTAAATCAATGGCATCCTCAGAATAATCCACACCATCAAAATGATATTTAAGATGAGCTGTAACACTTACATCCTGTACGCAATAGTCTGCCATAGCAGGAGTAAACTTATGCCACACGTCATCATCCTGTGCTCCTAAGGTTTTCTTAAGAACACCTATCCGTTGACCCCATGCGTTAAGACTATGTGAACCATAAAGTTTATTACTAATACTACGTTCCTTAACATCAATTTCATACAAGTTAGTATGGCACAACCTAGAGAGTACAAGAGTATCAATAATCTGTGTACTCTTACTAGGTGTCCATCCTAATATTTTTTTCAATACAGGAAGATCATAACCAATAAGATTGTGTCCGGTAATAGACCTAGCTCCACTCATTATCTCTAGAGCATCGTCTAGACAATCGTAGGGTTCTTGGTTAGCAAAGACTTGTCCTGCACTAGATTCAACTACAGACATACCAATACAATGTATTTTAGTGACGTTAGGAATTAACCCATCTGCCTCTATGTCTATGATTAAATCTAAACTCATCTAAAATCTCCTATGGTATTACTCATCCATTCTTCTAGTTTAGAAATCCTCTTGTCCATCTGATCTAACCGATTCCATTGAGCTTGTACCACACTCTTTGAGTCTTCCTGTATTTGTATCGTAGTACAACCTTCCTGCAAGTCCCGTAGATGAGCCTTTATATCTTGCCTTAAGTACTCTAATAGAGGTCTCACCGTCCGACTGCTGGTCTCTCTCAAGTCCAATGACGAAATCACTGAGTTGAGCAATGCTTCCTGACCCTCTAAGATCGCTGAGAGTGACTTGTTTTCCATCTTCATGCCCCTTTCCTTGTTGAGGTCTCTTTAAATGAGAGACAATAAACATTCCAATATTAAGTTCTTCAACTAATGACCTAAGTTGTGTCATTATATTATCAATTAATCTTCTTTCATCTCCACCTTCAATTCCGCTGACCATAATACTGAGATGATCAAGAACAATCCAAGACACATTGCAGGAGTGAACGAGATAACGCACACGACTAGCCAAAACGTCAGCATCTAAACTCCCCCAATGATCATACAGATATAGTCTGTTATCTGCAAATACCTTTTCCCATATATTCCTTCTAAATTCTTCATCCAAATCCTTTTCTAAATGTAACATCATGTTAGCTTCAATAGACATGAAGTCTATGGCAGCCTGTCTAACAGATTCTTCCAAAGCAATGTAGCCGACAGTCTCACCTTTACTAAGAAGATAAGAAGCAATCTCTTTAACAGCTGTAGATTTACCAGCACCAGTTCCTGCACAGAATGTAACAATCTCACCTTTCCTAGCTCCTAAAGTTTTATCATTAAGCTCTTGCCAAGGATACTCATGGTCACTAGCAGTCATAGGACAATTAACCAAGTCCCATGTATCAGCTCCTGCTATAATGCCATCTGGTCTGTAGACTCTAGCTCTCCAGATAGCATCTACTACCGCTGATCCTCCCTCTTCTGTAAATAACAAGTTGGCATCCTTCTTTCCCAATCGGGCAATCTTACATCGTCCTGGTGGGAATAGTTCAGCCACTTCTTGAGCTGCTTGTTGACCAGACTTGTCCATGTCAAACATAAGGATAGTTTCTTCAAAGCCAAGCAACCACTCCAAATTTTTTGCAACAACTTTTTTGGCAGACTTGTCACCGTTAGGAACCGATACCACAGGCCACTTACAGTTCTGAGCTTCTGCAATACTAAGTGCATCTATTTCTCCTGTAGTTATACATATCTTCTTACCACTACTCCATAAGTGTTGGCCCCATAGGGTAGAGCAGTCACCTAGAGTTCTAAAAACTTTATTCTTTAGGCGTATCTTCTGTCCTACTACTTCTCCGTTTTTAACAAACGATGCAATGTGCGCTCGTTCTCCATTGTATCCCCCAATTTTATACCCGAATTTCCTACAAGTAGATTCCGATATTTTTCTCTTTGGTATTTCTTGGAAATCTCCTCTAACTGGGATAAAAGTCTTTGGGTTTTTAGGTGGGCTGTTCTGATAATCAGTAGAAGGGTTACTATTGCTATGCTCATAATGATCACAGTCAATACTAAAACAGAAAGCGTGTCCATCGTCATACCTCGCTAAGTTATCCTTTGATCCACAGGAAGGACAGGGTTCATGTCGTATGCAGACACTCTCTGATCCAACTGTCTGGTATGCTTCCTTTGGAAAAGCTAAATCCATGTTTTTTGCACCACTCTCCATACGTTGTCTTGGCTCCCTTGTATAGTTTTTGATTCGGGTTAGTGAAGACAAACCTTATATCCAACTGAGGGTGTTGCTCCTTGATCAGCAGATGTTTAGTCCGATCTGATGCAAGGAACCTACCCTTAGTTTCGATATAAAACTTAACCCCTTTGCCTTTTAAAATAAAATCAGGAGTATAAGTTTTTACTTTAGGAGTATAAGGGATACGTTCAGTCTCATATTCCCACCTAACTTTAGCAGAGTTAAGTTGAGAACCAATACTACACTCAAGTCCTGAACGATATCCCTCTTTCATACCCCTACGCAACTGACTGCTAGAAATCTTCTTCATCTTCATCTACTACATCCTCTGCTTCTTCAAATTCATCCTTAGGTGCTACATAACTACCCTTCTCTTTACCCCAATCTGTACCATCATCCTTAGCTTGATACTCAACAAGGTCTAGCACCCGTACCTTCTTCATTCTCAAACTAACACCACCTCCCATACCATCATAGGGTACTGCTTCATAGGCTACTTGAAGTCTACTTCCACCACCTATGGCTGCAACCATACGATTACCATTAGAGTCCACCAGGATGGGCTTCTGATCCCACTCATCACCACCTTTAGTTCTTACATGGGCTTTCATCTTAAAGTTAGCAACATACTTTCCTGTCTTCTCACCCTGATCATCTAACTCAGGTTTGATAGGGTTGTTTTTACCACCATTCATAAGTGGCTTTACTACGTCACTAATCTTTTTGATAGCAGCCTTTTCAAGTACAAGTTTAACAGAGTAAACACCATCTGCATCAAACTGAGTATCAGGCTTATTAAGCCAAGGATAAACTGCAATTCCAGCTGGTGAAACATGAGTTTGAAACTTCTTTTTTGCCATTATAATTCTCCTTTAATGTAGCGTTCTGCTCCCCCAAATTCGGGAACCTTTGTGCGTTTGCACTCTTCTCTCATTGTGTCGACCATCAGCATTACATCAGCAACGCTGTACAACTCCTTCAGTTTGTTGTTATACAAACAATTAAACACGCTAAGAATTATTGCGTGTCTTTCTGCTTTGCTATAATCATGTATGGCATCTACTAACCGCATCATTCCTGCCGATACACGCTTTACATCTGAATTAGCTAAAAAAGAATTCTGCATCTTTTACTTCCTCAATATTTAATTTACCATACTCAGGAAGATTAGGCAAATCTAGGTCTCCCTGTTCTTCCATAAATTTTTTCAATATATCTTTTTCATAAATATTTACAAAGGTTTCTCTGAGCACTATACCTAATTGTTCAATGTCACACGCATGAGTTCCGAAAGAATCATGTACGACAGAAAAAGATTCAATACCATAATCATCTTTAGCACTAATTATAGTTTTCATAAGGTGACAAGCATCCAAGCTATGAACAAAGTTAGGAGCAATACCGTTCACTTGTCTAAAATTGTGCATCTTCTCAGCATCATTATTTCCTGCATACAGGGAGGCCATACGTCCATTGATTATAGTTTTAACTTCTTTGACTACTGATCTTATATACTTCTGCTTAACTACAAAGCCAGTAGGAAGAGTCCAGTAGATAGGTCTTTTTAATTTGTTAGCAGCTTTAGCTACGTCCTGCAACCACTTCATGCCTTGTCTAGAAGAAACAACAACCCTACCAATAGCTTCATAGATATGAAGAGCTAAATATTTACAATGAGGCCAAAGATCAGTACCACCATCAATACCTGGAAATACCACACCTTTGTCCATCTGTTTTTTAAGTTCTTCATGTATCTGATCCCTCATTCCGTAGAGAGTAGCTCCATACGGAGTAGTCATTACAGGACGCTTAACCAACGAGCGAGATAAACAACCGCTACTCCATAAAGTAAAATCAGGATTATTGTCCAGAGCCATGCCCTGTTCAGCTTCTTGTTTAACAATTTCATAAATGTCCTCTGGTTGATCGTGATTGATAAGGTTAGTTGCAGAGCCTCCAACATCATCTCTTAACATAGCAGAAAAATGTTGGAGACCGTTGCAACTACCATCCACCGTGATAGGAAGATGAGATATATAATCCTCATTGTTATTACAACAAACATACTCAAAGCAAGCCCTGAGGAATTGCCAAGGTTTGTCTGCTTCCATCCATTCACGGCTTCTAAGAGGATCGACACCCACACGCTGTATCATGTCCTCGTTGTTGTCCGTCCATTCTAGTCTTTCTTCAAGGGATGCCTTATCGAACCCCCAAGTATTGCTGACGTGTACCTTGAGCCATGCAAGTCCTGAAGAACCCAAAGCTTTTCCCGTAGAGAATTCCAACAAGCCTTTTGCGGAATCTTCACCTTGGGGATTGAGAAAAGCTGTGTTGGCATACATACGTCCACGAAAGTCCAAGGTATGAGGGAAATAGATAGCTTTCTCATCCTTGAATTTCCTTGTCATCCACATTAACTGAGCAAACTGTATACGCTTTGTTTTTAACCTGACATTTTCTGAATGCAATAGTGTAGCTCTTCTTTTCCATTCTATTATTTCTTCCTTCGTTCCGTTTTTAGGGTATGGCTCTTCCATGTGTCTTTGTCCAGACTCAGGGATAACCTGACACACTGATTGATTGTCATATAAGGCTTCCATAACCTCAAAGACTTTACTGTTAATTCTCCAGCCCGTTCCTTGTACGATATTGGTTGCATGAAACACCTCCTTTAAATTAGTATTGTCTAATTGTTGAAGATATGCTGCATCATTAGTTTTAACCAAATTCATATTGGTGTACTGGTAGTAACCACCAGTATAAACGCTATCCCACTTTCTAGGATAGATAAGACAAGGCATCTTAACTGGACTAAGTAATTCACACACACTATTTTTTTTATCTATCCATTTAAGACTTTCCTCAGTAGCTTCTAACCAGTACACTTTTTTAAACTTCTTGTGACTATCGTTAGTGTGTTTCTTAATCTCAAATAGTTTAGTATGTTCACAAACCATCTTAACAAGTAGCACTCCCATCCTGGTTTTATCTGAAGTCAACCAGTTATGCCACTTGATACCAGCTTTGTTAGCTGAATGGACAAGTACTCTTTTTTGTTTCCTGTAGTTGGTAGTTCTCTTTGAGAGATCCCTAGTAACCACACCGAATAAAGGTGCGTTCTCTTTAGCAAAGGCTCTGAACCTTGTTTCATCCTCTATGAAAGACCCTATCTCTAAAGCTACCTTGACTAGTTTAACCGGAGTAGACAAGTGATTAACACAGGCTTTCAAAGCTAAGAAAGCAACTACCTCAGAAGATACAGAGTTAGTTAGTAGCTCCATCACTTCTTTTTCACATTGGATGGGTTCACCTTTGATATAGTCTAGCTTAAGTTTATCTAAGGCTTTACTTATTTTTCCACAACCTTTACGAATGAATTGAATACCAGCAGGAGTAGTAGACTCATGTTTACCTTTCTTAGCTTCTGTATTCTCGTGACGATACCTCTTGACACCTAGAGTTATCATCTCTTCTTCTAAAAGTTTTTGTCTGTGTAGCACTATCTTAACCCCCACATAACTAAAGTCTTTCTAACACCGTGAGTAACAGGTGTAACTCTGTGTCTCCATCCAGCTGGAAATGTAGTAATCATCCCGAACTCTTTTTCTACTGTATGTTGTCCAAAATGATTTTCTACTTCCAGTAGACCACCTTGATAATCTGTGGGTTCACTCAACTGGAGAACACCTGATATAACCCTGTTACTCACGATCTCATCATTAGCACCCAGATCCCTGTGCCAATCGTAGTGACCCCCTACATGATATACACTATACTGAAATGATTGTAACATTGAGATAGGTTCTAACGTCCATAATTTAGCCATCCTTTTGAATATCCAAGCTGTATCCTGGGTGTGATGTACCCATGCTATCTTGGTATTTCTTTTTTTGTGCTCTACAGAATCCTTACCTTTTACCAAGACTGCACCTTCTACTAAGTTAAGAGAATCTCCTAACTTATTGATTTCCTCTAGCTCTTCTGTAGAGAAAACCCCGTAGTTATGATGTAATGCCACTTTCTTTCCCATTCTTTTTACCTTTTATATAGGCTTCCAAGTAAATATACCCTAGTCCTACATCTATTAGGATAAATCCGTATTGTTTAGTATATATCCACATGGAAACCCACATGACTTGCCCTATCCATCCTACGATAGGGCCAGCCTTGTGGCCTTGAGCTAACAGTCTAATGGCTACTAAAGCCCATATAGATAAGAAGCTCTCAATCCAGATCATTTACTACTGCTTCTGCATCTTCGTTAATATATAAGTGAGACGGAGAGTCTCCTGCACAGACAGCATCCATACCATGCTTTGCTATCTGACACTCTTCAAGAGTAGAGTGAGTTGATTCATAACGGTAGGAACCGGAGTCAAACCATGATGGATTGACAAGGTAAGAAGTAAATACTGTGAGTACCATTGAAGCTAAAGCTGTCATAGTGTCCTCCTAGTAAGACATTTCTTTGATAACTTCTAGTGCAGCCCTATGTCCATCTATCATGTCTA